TGCAGCGGGCTAAGGGTGCTGCTCCCTCGGTAGGTGAGCAGTGGCTCATCACGAAGGATCTCGGACCGTGGACCTTCGCCGCCATCATGAACAACCCCGGTAGTGCTGGTCAGCTTCCTGACTACACCTCCCCAGGCCACGGCATCGCTCTCATTGATGATTCCCCTCACTCTGGTGGTCCCGTTCTAGACGGGATAACGTATCCTACCTCTGGTATTCTCATTGAGGAACTCGGCAGCGCTGATATCACAATCCAAACAGCCAGCGACGGTGCTGGATCATATGACTTGGGCAACATCCATCTGAACAGCGGCCTCGATGTCAACATCGACGCCGCAGCTAATGTGAGCATCGATGGTGCTGAGGTTCTATCGATTCTTCAGTCTGGCAGTGGGTCGTTTGATGTCTTGTATATCACGGCTAATGGGCGAGAGGGGATGTATCTCAGTGCTTCGAATGGAAGCATTGATATTGAGACCACTGGATCTGGTGATAGCATCCTACTTCATAGTTCATACGGTGGGGTTTCTTCAGCTATCTCCGTGCAGAGTGGAGGTGGGATCTCTATAGCTGCTGGTACTGGTACTCTGTCCACGGAAACTGGGGTATTCATCGACGGCACCACCGGGATGGATATCTTCGGCACCATCTACTTGGGGACGGCCCATCTGTCAGCCTGGTCCACGCCGGGGAAAGTTCATATCGGAACGACTACCAGTGATAAGGTTGGGTTCTTCTCCGCTACCCCCATCACCCGACCTACGGTAACGGGATCTCGTGGTGGCAACGCTGCCCTGGCCTCCCTCCTGACCGCCCTGGCGAACCTCGGTCTCATCGTGGACTCATCCACCTAACCCTCCAAGACCTCTTCTGAGACCACCTAATAAACGAGATCAATCATGAGAACAGTCGACTACGAAGTCTATCTCATCACTGCACCAGGATACTGGTACGTGGGATCTACCACTCGTGGCGCTCAACGTCGGTTCAAGGAGCACCTGAGCGGAGCGAACAGTCACGCACCACGACTGACGGCCAAAGTGAGGAGTCTAGGGCAGAACGCTTTCCAACAGATCATAGTAGAAGCTGGATATGGCGACCCCATCGAAGCTGAACGACGCTGGTATGACTTCTACATAACCCATGACGCACGACATACCTTGAACAGTCGCCCGCCTGGCGGGTGGCCCGACAACCTTGGTCGAGTACGTCCCGAGCGGGAACGAGCCAAGATCAGCGCCTCTATGAAGGGGCGCCAACAGACAGCAGAGCACAAAGCGAACGTCAGAGCGGCGCTCGTGGGCAAGACGACCGGTCGCCCGAAGGGATACCGACATACAGCAGCCTCCAAAGCCAAGATGAGCGCAGCGATGCAATCACTATCCGTCGAATGCGAATGCGGAATGCGATCCCGGCCCGGACCCCTTGGACAACACATCAGAGCAACTGGTCACCAAAGGAAGATATGAACACACTAGTAGTGCAGAACGGAGATCTCGTCTTGGCTAATGGTGCCTTCTCGACCGTTACGGGACCTGCTAAAGTGGAACAAGACATCGAGATCGCCACTCTCACCCCCTACGGATCTGATCGCTTCCACCCCCGCTATGGGAGTGTGTTCGCCAACTACATCGGCACGGCCTCGAACCCCTCGACCGCCACTTTCATCAGGACCGAGATGCTCAGGGTCATCAGGAACTACATGGCGGTTCAGCTAAGCAAGGTCAAGGCTGCCTCGCAGAAGGGACAGGCGTCACCGTTCTCTCAGGGAGAGCTTGTCTCATCGATTGGAGACATCAACGTCCAGCAGCAGCTTGACCGCTTCCAGGTCACCGCTTCCGTCAATACGGCATCCGGCCAGCAGGTCAATGTCTCTACCTCTACTACAGCGTAAGGATCACCATGGCCTCCCAAAGTGACATCGTGACGCAGATGCTTGCGGGTCTTGCCGTCTCGCTACCTGCCCTCGATGCCTCGATCGGCTCCCCTGTGCGCTCGATCATCGATGTCGTGGCAGAGGCAGTGGCCGAGGCCTACGCCGACCAGTACATCCTGTCGTACCAGTACGACATCTACTCGAAGAGCGGAGCGGACCTCGACAACTACGTGGCCCAGTTCGGCTTCAACCGCCTCCCCGGCGTCCGAGCTACCGGCTCGATCACCTTCTCTCGCACCAGCCCGGCCACCGCCGACATCTACATCCCGGCTGCCACTCAGCTTGCCGACAGCAGCACCCCTCCGAACCTCTTCAACACCCTCACGCCCGTGATCCTGGCGCAGGGCACCACTTCCTGTTCTGTGCCCGTACAGGCGAACGTGGCGGGCACTGCGGGCAATGTAGCGGCGTCCACCATCGTGAACGTCACCACCAACGCCTCTGGCTTCTCATCCGTCACCAACCCCTCCGGCCTCACGGGCGGTGCTGACCCCGAGAGCGACGACCAGCTACGTGGCCGCTTCCTCGCCACCGTCTTCCGCAACATGGCGGGCACCGAGCCGATGTTCCTCGGCGTGGCCCTCGAAGACCCGGACGTAACCAAGGCTAACGTCATCGGTGCGCAAAAGACCTACAACGAGATCATCCAGATCGTCTCGGGTGGCGCTCTCTCGTCGGTGCAGGACTTCTCATACCTGTACCCAGGTACTAGCGTCCTTGGTGTCGACATCTTCAACGGCGATATCGTATCTCCGACTGGCGACTACACACTCGAATCCGTACTGGTCGACCCAACGACCTTCGGTCTCGCAGCAGTGCAGGGCGACTCCGGTCTCTACCCGAACTTCGGCACAGCCCACTACTCGATCGTCGCCAACACCGCCGCAGGCTCGTCCCTCCCGTGCGGGCAGGTTACGGCAGCCACGGACGGCAGCAGCATCAACTCCTTCAGCCTGACGTGGAGCAACCCCAACCCAGGCGCCATCGTCAGTTGGGACATCTACTTCGCTGAGAACAGCACTTCGGTACAGTACCTCACCACGGTCGACGGCACGGCTACTTCGTACCTAGATACCGGCAGCATTACGGCCAACGGCACCCCTCCGGCAGCGAACAACGCATGGACACCTCCGTACCTCGCCGTGCTCAACGACACGGTAGTGCCGGACGGCATCTACCAGCTTCAGTACGACTACCTCCCTAACTGCTCTCGTAACGATCCGCTCAACGGCATCACGAACCGAGTCGACATCTACGTCAACAACACCCGAGCCGTCGAGGTCGTGCAGGACACGCAGTGGAGCGACTCCCTCGTCTTCACTCACAACTCCGGCGACTTCTACGATGTCACCAACTGGTCTCGCTTCGACGGCCTCCCTCCGGCCCCCGGCAACTTCTTCATCCCTCTGGCCTTCGTCCCCGTGCTCGACTACGGCGAAGTCTTCAACGGCGGCAGCGGTACCATCCTCATCGGCACTTACACCTACCTAGAGAACGTCGACTACTGGGGTGTCAACAACACGAGCGCCTTCGGCCTTAGCCCGTTGTCTCTCGGTGGCATCGAGTGGCTGTCCACTGACTCACCTATCCCGTCCGTTGGTGATGCGATGACGCTCACCTACGACTTCAACCAGATCCCGCAGTCGGTACAGGCAGCCATTGCCGCCTGGTCACTCGTGACCACCGACGTGCAGGTCCACCAGGCCAAGGTGCTCGACCTCAACGTCTACCTCGGTCTCATCATGTCGACTACGACATACTCGCAGGCGACCGTGCTCTCGCAGATCGAGGCGGCGCTCTCGAACTACTTCAACTCCGTCACGTTCGATGGCGTCGTGCAGATCTCGGAAGTCATCTCGATCGTCCAGAACCTACCGGGCGTCGTCGCCGTCCGTGTGCTCACGTCGGCAGACGACACGTCCAACACCTACCCAACCAACCCTCAGTACGATGCGACCAACTACGCCATCCAGTCCGTCAACGTCGACAACAATGTCCTCTCGACCTATGCCACCTATGACGGCTCTGTCTTCCGTGCCATCGACATCCCCCTCAGTGACGACACTCTAGCCGTGCTCAACAACGTCTACATCAACTTCTTCGCTCAGAACACGTTCGGTTCGGTGTAGTCCGTGACGACCGTCTACACGACTGCGGGAGGGGCATCATTCAACCTGCCGCCGCTTCTGTCTCCCGCTCCGGCGACAGATCCGGCTTCGTTGTTGACCCTTCAGTCTCCTCCGACAGCACCGACCGCCGACAACATCACGGTAGTCACTAGCCCTCTCAACATCCCACCGGGGATCATGACCCGGCTGCGCAACTTCCCCGAAGAGGTCTACACCCTCCTCCCGACCGACAACCTCACCAAGCTCCTCAAGGTGCTCCTCGGTGACGCCGGAGCCGGACAGCTTCGCAAGTTCTCGAACCAGGCCCGCCTTGGTGCCTACCTTCAGGGTGCCAACTTCTATGACCTCGACAACTTCTACGGCGCTCTATTCAACATCACCCGCACCGCCAGCGAGAAGCTTCCGGTCAACCCGTACACCGACCTCGCCACTGCCGACACGTGGGCGTCCGTCCGAGCCTTCGACGCCAGCTTCCGCTCTCGCATCGACCAGCTTGGCAAAGCCATCACCTTCGGCCCGTCTGCCATCGGCATGGAGCTTGTGGCAGAGGCCATCCTTCAGGTACCTTGCTCGATCTATGAGTCGTGGCGCCTGGCCGACATCGGCGCTGGCACATGGGCTGCTCTTGAGACCTACGACTGGTCGGCGCTCGAAGACTACACATGGGCCGAGCTAGAGTCACTCTCTGCTACCGGCACGGCGGGCTACACGAACCGACGAGTCTTCACCGTGGTGCCCCACCGTCCGATCACGCCGGAGGAGGACTTCGCCCTCCGCAAGGTGCTCAACATCCTCAAGCCGGTCGACGCCGTGCTGCTCATCGATGACGCTGGCTTCTCGACGGCGACCCCGATCACTCTTCGAGGCGTGTACGCTGACAGCACCTACTGGGACCTGATCCAAGGTGTCATCCCGAACCCGGCTTACTCCGACTTCTACAAGCTCGACCCCGAGGTGCTACCGGGTGGATTCCGAGAGGTGCTTCGCCCGAGCTTCACCGAGTACCAGGGAGAGCAGATCACCTACGGCGCCGACATCATCGGCGTAAGTGCATACGACCGTGATGAGGCTGGCAACATCACGGCCAACCAGGTCATCGATGCCTACACCTTCCAAGATGGGTCGACCCTCTACTACCCACCGTCCCTCGGTATCGCTCCACGCTTCTTCTCGCTCTCGGGCCGCTACGTGTCCGACGCCATCCTTCAGGGTGCACCGTACTCGAACGACCCGAGCAATACCCCCAACGGCGTCGACAACCCACTCATGGATCTCTACGTCGATGGACAGCCGATCGACAGTCTCATCACAGCGCTCAACGTGCCGGGCAACGTCAACGCCCTCGGCATCAACGCACCTGGCCAGCGGTTCTGGTCAACCCCGCCTCGACTCGCCTCTGACGACACGATCGAGGTTCTCGACATTCATCTCGTCGCCGCTCGACTCGTCAACAGCCTGGCCTTCGCCATCGCCCACTACCCTCAGTTGGCTCAGATCGAGACCTTCGATCCGAGCACCGGTCAATGGAACACGATCTGGTCGCAGAAGATCTACGACTCAGTGCCTTCCGTGCTGCCCATTGCCGACACTGTGCTGCACGAGCATCCGCAGCACCCGACCGAGAACTGGGACACCTTCACCCTCAACATCCCGCCGACAGTGATGAGCGAGATCCGCATCGTCCTTCAGCGCATCCCGAACGGCAGGCCTCCGGTCACGACCGTCATCTCGACCTCACCGTCTATCGGCAACAACCCCACGGTCATCTCGACTCAGGTCCCCTACTCGCTCGGCGTCGAGAACTTCGCACTGGGCTACAACATCTCCCAGGAGTCTGACCTCCCGGCACAGAACATTACGACGACCGATGCTCTCGGTTCCCAGGTGCAGTTCATCCCTCGCTTCGAGGTGGCCGACAACGCCATCAACGGTGGCGATATCCCATGGCGTTGTGCACCGCAGCCGACCGCCGACTCTGTAGTCAACTTCTATGTCGACACCCGAGATGCCCAAGGCAATGCTCAACTCATCAACCAGATCTACGTCGACCCGCTCTTCCTCGGTCCGCACGCCACGCTGTACTTCTCCAACGACAACACGGCCACCCTCGGCTTCCCGGCTGAGGCGACCTACATCCTCCCTCCCAACCTCATCCTCTCTCAGGATGGTGGGATCTACCCGTCCGGCATCGCTATGCCATACCTTGTTGGCTTCGTCTTCGACTCGGTTACGCCGTCCGCTGTCGCCATCGAGAACCTCGCCGTCCAGTACACCCCATCAGAGAGTTGGTGGATGTCGGTCGAGCTTCGACCGAACTTCTCTTCGATCGAATCCAACAGCCAGGTCATCGCAGACCTCGGCAATGGCATCTCGCTCTATCTCAAGGCAGACGGTGGACACGGCTACCTCGGACTGACCTACAACGACTACATCGATGAGCTTGATGTCACCAACATCTCGTACTCGACCGGCCAGACGATCGTCGCTACCGTTGCCTACTTCGCTGAGGCGACCAACGAGTTCGCTCCCGGTCTGTACGTCTTCTACAACGGCAACAACCCTACCATCATCGAGCAGGCCAACCTGAGTGAGGGTCGTATTGTCGAGCCGGATGTCTGGCCGATCTTCTCATCTCTCTTCTCGACTGGCGGATGGTCGAGGGTGCTGCCCGGACCTGTCCTAGTTGACTACCCGATCCCGACGCAGATCTGGTTCGGTGACTCGCAGACGAACTTCGACCTCCCTCCGGCGAACATGACCATCACGGGTGTCGTCCTAAAGCAGGCTCCGCTTCGCTACAGAGACCTAACCTCGTTCCCGATCAACACGAACGCCTACACCACGGTCGGAGGAGCAGAGACGGCCAACGCCATTCTCTACTTCAATATGCTCAACGTCACCGACGCCAACCCTACCGGTTGGTGTGGTGGTCCTGGTGACTTCTACGAGCTACTCACGTGGACTCCGGTCATGCGTGACTACGTGCTGACCAAGGGGTACATGGAGTTCAACCCGCTCCTCGCCAAGTTCTTCAAGCTTGAGTTCACCAACCTTGTGGCTCAGCCGCTTCCGACTCTGTTCCCGATCACCAAGCAGACGAAGCAGCACTTTGGTCTCGGTAGCGGCGTGGTACAGGAGCCGGAGATCCCTGCGCTCGGCAACCCCGGCTCCTCTGTGCAGGGTACGCCCGCTGCCATCTCTCTGGCGAGCGAGATCTACTTCACCGACTCGAACATCGTCGGCAATCCGCTGCTCGACCAGTCCCCGACGATCATCCAGCCGACCACCGTACAGACGGCTCAGGACATCTCGACGCAAGCCCTCCTTGCCAACTCCGCCTGGTTCTGGCAATATCAGGAGTTCGCTGTTGCGACGACGGCTCCTCGCTTCATCCAGACGGGCGTGCACACGTACAACGAGTCCACCGTCGTGCAGTCGGGACAGGTCAGCTACTTCGTCGGCCTCAACCAGATCGCCATCTACCGACTCGATCCGAACGCTCAGGATGACACCCGCATCTACGATGAATCGTTCCTCGATGAGGCCTACATCGCCACGTCTGGCATCCCCCACACACCGGGCGACGTGAACACGTTCGGTGTCTCCCCGAGCGACCTCCCGAAGCAGGACGTGTCGGTACCATACCAGTCCTCGACTCCGGTCTATGGCGTGCAGTTCGCCACCGTGCAGAGCGACCCTATTCAGATCGCCTGGGATGACGACTTTACCGACCCGGCCATCCGTCCCCCGTACCTCTGGACCGGCAGCACAGGTGACACGTCGTCTCCTGGCCCTCCTATCTCACAGCCGTTCCGTAACCAGCCGGGATTCCTAAGTGACGCCACGCTACTCTTGCAGCCCAACCAGACCGTCCTCGTCACTCGTGACAGCCAGACTGCTCCTTCGCTCGGTCCGGGCTTCGACGGCATCGTAGACCCGATCGTATATCCGATCTTCGATGAGATCTTCACCGTCCCCGAGGCCATCGGCATCACGCCGGATTTGGGTACCTACAACTCCCAGCCCGGCAGCGAGGCTCCTGGCTATCTCGGCGCTGGCATTCAGTACGGAGGCATCGGCAACGCTCAGGCAGA